TTCTTTTTTTTTGGTGCTTTTTTTTTACCTTTTTTATGTTTTATATCTTTATGATCTTCTTTCATTTCTTTATCTTTTTTCATTATATAATATACTATACCATTTTTTTTTTGTCTTTATTTCGGTATTTCATAATATTATTTATCATTGATTTAAATTCGATATTGTGCTTTTCATCGTAATCATTATAATCATAACATTTAGGAGAACAAAAACCTAAAAATCTTACATATTCATTATAATTATAAGTTTTTTTGCCTTTCGGACATTCTTTCATTTCACAATCACATATTAAACAGTGCATAATATATTATTGTGTTGGATTATATTTTTGGTGATATTTATTGTTTTTTTTATAATAATATCTTTTACTAGCTTCCCTCGTAGCAAAAATGCCTTTTTCAGTTTTCCTATATTTTTTATTTTTTTCTTTACATTTTTCTTTAAAATCCATCAATTCGCAATAATGTTTATACATATCGGTAATTGTGTATTTTTTTAGATATTCTTCTTGATTTAACATTATTCTTATATACTATATAGATATTTATTTTTAAATGTTTTTTCTTTAAATAGTGTTATTTAAAGCTATTGTTTTTTCTCTATTATCAACTGTTTCGGCTCTCATTTCATTTTGCTTCATTTGATTTAATAATTTATCTATTCTATTTTCTAAATTATTAGATTTAATTGATAATGTTAAAAATGTAGTCCCTTTTAAATTTTCAGCTGGTTCGCCCTCAGGTGTTGTAATTTCTATATCTAAATTACTAATAACTACACTATTTGTATTTTTTAATGCTATATAATTAATATTTTGCGGTTCCATTACTATAATAACGTCTTCAAATTGGTCGCTATAATGTGTATGAATTGTAGTATCTTTATTACATTCTTCAGGTGTTCCAGTCATAGAACTTATATTTAAATTTCTAATTTTAATAGAATAATCATTAATATCTAATATTGAATTTGGTTTTATTGTTAAAGTTCCGCTATTAAATGTTTCTCCTATATAATAATAATCGTTTGGCTGATTATCGCTAGATGATGTAAATTCAGGCTGTAGCCAATTTGCATTACATTTATTAGTAATATTATCAATCATAATCATAAATTGATCCACTGTTGCATCTTCGTGAGAAAAAATAGCGGTATCGTCTTGTAATTGTTGAAAAAATAAATATATTTTCAATCTTCCTATATTTACATCATTATAGCTCGGGGTACTTCCAATACTATTAATTATACCCCTTCTATTATCAAAATCATTATCAAACCTGCTTGAATCTTGAAAATATACAGCAGGGGCGTCAGCTGGGTCAAATTCAGTTCCATCATTTTTTTTGCCTTTATAAGCACAAACACCTTTAAAAAAAAAGTTTTCATCATTATCAGCGGTTCTAAATCCATCCTCGTCAGTATATGTAATACTTTCGCTTGTTCCATCTGTTACATTTTCAACAGTAAAAGTAAGTGTATATCCATCTGTTGCTAATTCACCAAATACTTTTAAAACAATTACTTTATTATCTTCGTATTCTTGAGTAAATGTGGTAGCTAATATATCGCCTCTAGTTCTCGTTTCGCCATTTTCATTAATTTCACTAACTATAGCTATTATTTTTCCATCGGGTTGCACATTAAAAAATAGAAAGCCATTACCTTTAATAACTTTATCATCTTCCCCTGCTGGTTTTCTATATTGAAACCACGTTTCATTACCTCCTGATGGCTTTCCATCAGAATTCTTTATTTGTTCTTCAGTTGCTAAACCAATTGTAGCACCGTGGAAATGTGTTTTCCCTGCTATTGTTGGTAATTTAAATTCGAATATTGGATGAACGTTTATACTAGTTGTAGCTACGTCATAAGATTCGAAAACATGTGCTACATTTTTTTCAGTTTGAAGGGTAAAATTATCATCTTTATTATTATTGCCGTCTGTTTCGTCAAATTCTGGAACAAATTCTACTAATGCTGTACCTGCTCTATGTGATATTTCTAAATCAGTAGCATCACTACCTTTTAAATAATTTGCTTCGTGAGTATTAATAGGAGTATTTGAAGTTATTAAACCTTTTATAAATGGTTTTATAGTAGCTGTTTTATTATCGCTAGCAGATTCTTCATATTCACCATGAAAACCCCACATAAACCACGGATTAAATTGATTTAATTTTTTAACTACTTCATTAAAAATACTATTAGAGGGCATACCTGTTGTAGCATCTCCAGTTCCCACGGGTAAGCCGACTAAATTATAAGTTCCATTTCTTAATTTTACATCAAAATGTCCCAAAAAAGGCATTTGAAAGTCTGAGCCACCAGTATCGAAAGCGTGTTCTCCAAAAGCGACAGTAAATGAATTATTACTATCATCTATAATAATTTCATTAGATTTTTGCATTTTTCCTGAAATTAAAGCTATAGATGATCTTGGCTCAATTTTCAAATTACTTGTCTTGCATGAAAATCTATAAGGTTCTTGACCGTTAGAATTTAAATTTATTAACTTATCCATTATTTATATATAATAATAAAAATATTTTTTTTATGATTATATATTTATATGTTTAATGAAACAGAAGAAAGAAATCCAATAAATTTTAATAAAAAATTAATTGACCCACAAAAAGAGGCAAAAAAAAAATTAAAAGACTATTTACTTTTTGAAGGTGTAAAAAAACCATCAAAAAGAAAAAATAAAAAAAATAAAAAAAAGAAAGTCTATAAATCATCTTCATCACTCAAAAAATCATCGGTTGTCTGATTTATAAATGATAATCCATAATATCCTTTACCAATATCACCTAATTTTTTAGATTGATTACGCTTTTCAGTATATCCCATAGATTTCAAATTATATTTAAAATCCTTCTTTTTAAGAGAATGTTCCCCATATTGACAATACAATTCATATAATTTTTTAGTTGTAATAAATGATTTTTTATCTTTTTGATTAGATTTTTTAAAGTAAATATCAATAAAAGAGCCCACATAATTATTATCTTCTAAATAATTTTTAGTAAAATTATCAACAGATTCAGGAATTGTTAATTTATCTTTTGGCTCAAATTCAAGAATATCATCATTTTTATTTACAGCTTCAATAAGCAAAAATATAAATTGTTGGTAGTATTTTTCTTGACTCAATTTATCTTTTAGTGTATTATCTCTTTTTTTTTCAAATTCAGGATTTTTAATATCATTTACAAAATTGAAAGGGAATTGAAGACATTTAAAACGTCTTTGAATAGCTTTGTCACATTTATCAATAGAAGGTATTTCGTTTGTTTGAATAAATGTACTAAAAGTCGGTACAAATGAAACAGGATTATCATACAATTTACGTGCTGTAATAAGGTCTTTACCTGTAATCATTTTAATTTTACCAGCATTAAATTTAATTTCATCTTCATTAGAATTAGGTTCAGAAGTCATTACAATTTTTTTACCTCTACAGTCCGCCAAATCAGGATCGGCAGTGCCTGCTGATTTACATTTAGTAGTTAAGAAAGTGGATTCTGTAATTTTCATATAATCACCCAAAGCACATTTAAGAAGATTTAATAGAACACCTTTACCATTTCCACCAGTTCCACTCCAAATATTAAGAGTTTCAAACTTATTTGTGAAAAGAGAAAATCCAAGAGACTCTATTAAATAATTATAATCTTTATGACTTTTAAACATTGATTTAATAGTTTTAGAAATATCATCTTGAATAATTTTATTTTCGTCAGGGATTTCATAATTAATATATGTTTGAATATAATCATCTTTTTCAATATCTCTCCACCCAATATGAAAAAATTCATTACCTTCACTATCTATACACATTCTTCCCTTAAAATCAAAACAACCATCTTTAAAAGCAAGAATATGGTTTTTTGTATCGATTTTATCAATAATAGAATCATCTCGACATAAATAAGTAAGTTCTTGAATAATTGATTTTTTATAAGAATTTTTACCGAATTTTTTATTAGATTGTGTATATAAATAATGTGCTTGAGTAAATTCCTGACTATTATTAGGATATAAATCAACTGCTAATTTATAATATTTTTTAAGTTCTTTAATCATTATATCTGTAATCATTTGATTTAATGATAATGGTGCTTTATTTGTTTGAATAAGTATATTATTTTCATTATATTCAAACCACCAAGAACCTTTTTTAAGTTGAATATATTTATATTTTTCTTTTAGTTGAGCTCCACAATTTTTAAGAAATCTTTCAGCGACATCATTTTCACTACAAATCCCAACCCATTCAAAATATTTATCTACTTTATCATTTTCTGTTAATAAATCAGTATCAATATTAATTTTATTATCCATGTTTTTAACACTCCAAGTAATACCATATTTTTTGGAAAGTTTATTTAATTCTTTAATTTCAATCTTTTTTTTTGAAAGAAATCCATCAAAATATGGAACTGCTACAGAATCACCATATTTTTTAAATACTTTTTGTAATATTTTATTTTCAAAAAAGCATAGAATTTTATTAAAAATGCTACTTACTTTTTGCTTTGATTTACTTTCTTTATTTTCAATTAAATAACCAAGATCTTTTACAATCCTTTTTTTAAATGGAAGCAATTCATTAGATAATTTTTTTAATATATCTTTTTGTTTTTTATTTTCATTATCTCTATTTAATACACAAAGGAAATCTATTTTTTTAATATTATGTTTCATTAGAAATGGATTTCTATTATTAACATATTCAGCAAGAATAGGTGTTTCATATTCAATACCTTTAGCAAGAAAAAATGCTAAAGTGGGATGACAATTTTTCATATCATAGTCTATATAATTACAACCATCACAAATGAATTTTTTAATATTACAAGAAAGGGACTGGATACTAAATCTTTTAGTATAAGTTCTTCCGTTTATTTGACCTTTTGCATATTTATAATCAACTTCAATATCCATAAAATCTTTAATTTCCTTTTTATCAGCAATAGAAAGAATAGATTTACAGTATTTAATAATATTATTATAATAAGTTTTTGATGTATATTTATTACCATCTTGTGAAATTTCATCTTTTAAATCAAAGACTTTAACAGCATCAGCATAAGTAAGATTTCTTGTAGCTTTTATATTTTGAATATTTACTTTTTCAGTAAAAGTCATTTTAGAATGTTGGTCTGTCATCATTTTCATATACTCTATAATAAGATTTTATTTTTAAGTCCTTTTTTTTTTTTATATTAAATTAATTTCTTTAACCCCCCTAAAATTTTTTGATAGTTTTGATATTTTTTTGACTTATAATGATATACTACGCTTTCTTGACCTCTGCCAAACAACCTCACTTAATCGTCTTCTTGAAACTGTATGAATAGCATAAATATTTGGTGTTGGAATACATAATTTACAAATTCTATCTAACCATCTACAAAATTTTTTGAATTTTTTCATATTAATATATATATATGACTAAAATAA